GAAGTATCTGGAAGTGCAGAAGTAGGATCTAGAACGATGTCTATTTCATCAACTTCAAATGCTTCATTGTCTGCAACATCGACATAATCAGTCATGTCTAGTGTTGTGTTTCCTGCTGTGTTTACTACGGCCGCTTTGACGTAGATTTCGAATTCATTGGTTTTTGCCATAAGTACGGGACATCCCACCGAGGTTTATAGTAGTAGTTTTAATCTAAGACTTGAACATCTAGGCCGAGATTGGCGAGAAAAGGGGCGGAGTCCCCTGAATCTAAGCCGGACCAATCTCTCTTCTAAGGTTATTTAATTAACTAAAACTCGCTAGGCCCTAACAATGAGGCAAATTAAGACCTTCAATCTGCGCTTAACCACGATAAAAGACCTAAATGAAGAGGTGAGAAGAGGGTTCAAATCGGAGTTTGTCGACAAAGCCATTCGACATCGACTAGATGGATTAGGAGCCATAGATCTATTCGACCTTTCAACAATTCACATAGCATCGCATCTTAGAAACAGAACTAATGATTTAACAAATACTGAGAAAGTTATGTTACTGGATCTAATTGAAAGACTGGAGGCTTCACAATGAATAGAATATGTGAAGAATTACAAGCAATATTGTCTGCTGTCGGACGGCACATAGATGATTATGAAGAATTAGAATGGATGCAATTGTACGCATGGCTTGAGGATTTAATGGTATTATCATATAAGGCTGAAGTTAGAATAATGGTGGAAGATAATGAATAGATCTCTTAGACTAAACGAGAACAGAATAGAGAAATCTATTCGAATTGCTATGACTCACAAGTTTGCTTGCAGATGCTATCACTGTAAGTTCTGGATGTCTTACGATTGTCCTACTTGTAATGATACACAACCTAGGTGTTGGTGTCATCAAGGCGACGGACAGGCTCGAGCCAACCGTTAATCAACCGTCAAGAACGTTTTGACTAGTGGCCAACCTGATCGTAAGACTCTACCTGCTACACTAGCACCGCCAGTTCCCATTGCTATAGCCACGTCTACAACTAGAAACGCTGAGTCTCTAACAAACTCTTTCTTACTATCTGCCCTGTAAACTAAAAACTCGCTAGTAGTAGGCAACGGATCATCTGCGGAACCAAACGTTAGATTGTAATCGTCTCTTAGATTGTATCCCATTGCCGCATACTCTTGAGGACTAAACACCCTTTGTTGTACCCTTTGATTATGAGGAACCCAAGTAGATGTTCCCGGTTCTGGTCTAATACGAATAAACGTCATGCAGTTTCCCCATCTTCAGCGATAGAGTTCATTGCGTTAGCAAGACGTGTAAGATACTCGCCTTCAGAATACTTTGGATCAGTACACAAGAACCTAATTGACACTGCTGGCCACTTGAATGACGTCTCTCCAATTAAGCCCACGTTTGTGAATGTATCTGCTAATGCTGGGAATGATTGACATCTATTGATAACCATACGGTAACAATGTAGGTTAGGGCCAGTTATAGCCCCCATTGAACCCCAAGAAGTAACAGAATCTAATGTAGGCATACCCATTAGTGTATTGTAATCATTAGCAAATGCTGGAATGGCTACAAGAGAGCCACCCTGTGTAGGAGAACCTTCAAATTGACCTAATGTACTTGGTATTAATTGTCCATTGCCTTGCGTTGCACCTAGAGATTCATTGTAAGAATACATTCTTTTCTCGGCATAGATTGTTTGGGCTTGCGTGGGAGATCCAGCATTACCTGACAATGCACTAGAAGTTTGAGTTCCATCTAATCCCAATCCTCTCATTTCATCATACAACGTAGTAGTAGTAGCGGCAGCTAGGTTTGTATTGTTTAACGGTCTAGATAGAATAAAGATAAACTCTTCAATCTGATCGAAGTTGTTACCGTTGTTAGAATAACCCAAAGGAACTGGTGATGTTCTTTGAACTGATGCTTCAGTTGGAAGTACAATTTCATTGTTTCTGGCCATGAAGTCTAAATCCAAGCGAACGTACTGTATGTAAGATCCAACACCGTAATTTGCAGGTTGAATACGATTTAACAATTGGCTAACACCTAAGCGTCCAACAGTGCCAGCGTTAGGAACAAAGGTATTAGCGGCACGGCCAGCAGTACATGTGATTTCTGAAAAGTCTATATCAATTATTCTAGTATCTTTGTCAACTATGCGTGCCATCATCTTCACCTCTTGGATCTCTTTTGCTCTCGTCTAAAGGCGGCTCCCATTCGCTTGAGGTCAAGTCGACCCTTACGCTTACCGCTCTTGAACTTGATTTGCTTCTTCTTGTTCGCCATATAGCGTTGCCAAGCACTCTTAGTACGCTTAACACCAGACTTAACAACATCAGCACCCGCTTTCTTTGCTACTTTGCGTGCTTCTTTTTTAGCACCTTCTGCAAACAGATCTCGTAACTCTTCGAGAGTGCCTTCTACTTTAACCAAGCAGAACACCTCAAGCGACGTTGCCAGTCTGAGTTAGTACAAGTGCCATGTAATCCTTAGCGGATGGTTTGACAATCTTTCCTTTCAAGCGTAGAGTAAAATCTGTAGATGCAATAGATCCAGTTTGAGCGTTACTCTCTGTGCGTAGGAACAATGTTTTGTTCACAATAAGTGGAGTTAGGCTAGAAAAACTCTCCATGTGCCAGAATCCATATTCACCTGCGGCAGTTCCTTGGAACAATTGACGAGCAGTGTATAGTGAAGTTCTATCTGCATGAGATACAAATGCTTGAATGTTAGAGTCTGCTAATTGAAACAAGAATTCAGAAGTATCTGGAAGTGCAGAAGTAGGATCTAGAACGATGTCTATTTCATCAACTTCAAATGCTTCATTGTCTGCAACATCGACATAATCAGTCATGTCTAGTGTTGTGTTTCCTGCTGTGTTT